CCTTTGTTAAAACGCAAAGAATATTTTGTGCATTACAAGTTTTTACCAGGTTTAGGCTTTTATGGCTTTGGTTTGATACACATGATTGGTGGTTTAAGTAAAACTGCTACTGCTGCATTGCGTCAATTACTTGATGCGGGTACTTTAGCCAACTTACCTGCTGGATTTAAGACTAGAGGTATGAGAATTCGTGATGATGATCAACCATTTCAACCAGGAGAGTTCAGAGATGTCGATATTGTAGGTGGAAGAATACAAGATTCTTTTATGCAACTACCATTTAAAGAGCCAAGTCAGACATTATTTCAACTTTTAGGGTTTGTGGTACAAGCTGGACAGCGTTTTGCAGCGATTGCTGACATGCAAGTCGGCGAAGATGGCAAAAACAGGGCGGTTGGCACGACTGTAGCCCTTCTAGAGCGTGGTTCAAGAGTCATGAGTGCCATTCATAAGCGTTGTTATTATGCTATGAAGCAAGAATTTAGACTTTTAAACAATGTTTTTGCTAGTTATTTACCACCAGTGTATCCATATGCGGTTTATGGTGGTGATCGTATGGTAAAACAAGCCGATTTTAGTGAAGAAGTTGATGTAATACCAGTTGCAGACCCAAATATCTTCTCAATGACGCAAAGAGTGACTTTAGCGCAGACACAATTACAAATTGCTATGTCAAACCCACAAATGCACAACGTTCATGAGGCTTATCGTAGAGTTTATGCAGCTTTAGGGACAAAAGATGTAAATACGTTGTTAAAACCACTACAAGAACCGCAACCAAAAGACCCAGCAATTGAAAATTCAGAGGCTTTAGGTTTAAAACCACTTAAAGCATTTGAATTGCAAAACCATGATGCACATATTTTTAGTCACATGGCATTTATTCAAACTAGAATGGTGCAAATGAACCCTCAAGTGTATGCTTTATTGCAAGCTCACATTAGTGAACACATATCCTTTAAAGCAAGAGCACAAGCGTTGATTCAAATTCAACAACAAAGACCTGAAATTATGGATTTACAACAAACTAATCCAGAAGGTTTTCAACAAGTGTTTGATGGTGTGCATGTAGAAAGAATACAACTTTTGACAGAGGAATTAGTCAAACAAGAGCAACCTGCTGATGATCCGTTGGTAAGATTAAAACAACAAGAACTAGATATGCGTGCTGCAGATATGCAGCGAAAAGCAGAAGAGTTCTTAGTGCAAGAACAAAGAAAAGTAGATGAGTTTGACCAACGCATAGATTTAGATAAAATGATTCGTGAAGATGCTGAAGAAGCAGGTAAAGAACGTATTCGTGTGGCAGATGAAAAACTTGACGTTATGCGTGAGAAAGTAGGTGCAGATAAAAAGGAAGATGACAAATGACAGGAGAAATGATTGGTACATTAGCTTTTGTTATTGGATTAATTTTATTGACAGTATATTTGTTATGGATTGATAAGTAATGGCTCAGAACGAAAAATATACAAAATTTGCTGGGGTTGAATTAAAAGGCAAAAAAACTAAAGCTGGTCGTCAAAAATACATGGATGAAAGAGGTCAAACTGTATCTGAAAAATCTTTAACTTTTAAATTAGGTAATAAATATGTTAATGTTCCTTCAATACATGACGGTTTTGAATATAGAGGCGATGAAGTATTTAACATGTTAAGATCTGGAAAAATCAAACCCACCTCAACTCATAATACTGAAAAAGAGGCTATTCAAGCGGCAGAGAAAAGAAGTAAAAATCTTTACCAAGGCGGACTTACCAAAACAGTGCCACCCAAACGAGGACCTAACCCACAAGGTCTAAAAAACGGCGGTTGTCCATTTCGTGAAAATGGTGTAAAAAGTCCTATTAAAGGTATAAGCAATATTCAAGTCAAAGGTCAAAAATTTATAGGAGTTAAATGATGATAGGTTTAATAGTCAACGGATTATCAAAAGCTGTGGGTGGTTATTTTGAGCATAGTGCAAAGAAAGCTAAAGCTAAATCTGATCTTAAAATCGCTGAGATTGATGCAAAAACAGCTGTACAGAAAAAAGTTGCAGAAGGTAAAGTTGAGTGGGAAACCGCTATGGCAAAGGCTTCTGAGGATTCGTGGAAAGACGAGGCTTGGACTCTCACGTTTATAGCTATCATAATTTTTAGTTTTATACCTTACTTTCAACCTTATGTTGCTAGAGGTATAGAATTTTTAGGCACATTCCCAGAGTGGTTACAGTGGTCAATTATGGCTTCTATTGCTGCCAGTTTTGGGTTAAAATCAATTGGTAAATTTACAAAATAGGAGGAAGACATGGCGGTAGGACCAAACAAAAAACCAGCTAGGAAAAGAATTAAAGTAGGATCAATNGGAGCTAAATATATGGCAGGTAAAGCTAAGGCAGCTAAAAGAGGTACAGACAGAATGACTGTAACAGACGTTGAAAAAGCTGGCAAACTTGTGGGCATGAAAAAAGGTGGTAAGATGGCCAAAGGTTATGCCAAAGGTGGCGCTAAAATGATGAGAGCCATGGGTGGTAAGATGGCTAAAGGTTATGCTAAAGGCGGAGCTAAAATGATGAAAGCCATGGGTGGTAAGATGGCTAAAGGTTATGCCAAAGGTGGCGCTAAAATGTCAGTTGCCGGTTTAAGAGCAGCTGCTAAAAAAATGGGATACAAAGTTACTAAGGCGTAAATTTGTCACATTTAATATCAAACATACCTTTAGTTTTAAAGGCATGGGTTAGAAAAGAATTTACACACAATCATCGTGCCTATCACGGTGAGTTCCTACACTGTTATGTTATAGCAGTGAACACCATTCCAGATCGTTGTTTAAGCTTTCAAGTTATCTTTACTGGNTGTGAAGATGAAGAAAATCGTTTAGAGAATCCACATGGTGGTGCTATGTGGGCTCGTATGCCAATTACCGCGTTAGTAGAAGATGANCCTCTTGATGAAATGCCACCACCNATACCAACACATATTGCTCAACCTTGGGATGTTTCTTCTAGGGATCATTCTATTGTTATTTTTGACAGAACTACCTCTAGTCCTTGGTTAGCTCGTATTGAAGGTGAATTTTACACAGCCAAATATTATTTTACAGTGGACTACACCAACAGTGAAATCGCTGATGATCCAGCACAACACAAACAATCACATGTGTTAGCCTTAACTGAGGGACCATGGAAAGGTTGTTTTGTAGCGTTACCTAATAATCGTGTGCGCGTAACTTCACCTGCTATGTGGGTGACCGGTAATGGTCCACCAGACTTTATACCATCACAGTGGACACATAAAGCAGAGGCTCATGACAGTTATATGGATTGGGAATACACATTTAACAATTTATATGCACNNGAGAAGAAAAAGTAAATGTATGATATAGGCACTATAATCGCTGTAAAACAAGTGATTGAAAAAGAAATTGAAAGCACTAAAGAACATATTGTCTATAATGTAGACAACTTAGAGGCTTTAGCGTATGCTAAAGGAAAGCTCAACGGCATGGAGCTGTTGCTACAGGATTTAAAAGACCTGCAAAAAGGAGAAGATGAATGACAAGTATTATTAAACCTGAATACTTAACTGAAGAAAATACAACAATCCCACCACAAAGCCCTCCTAAATTAACTCAAAGTTATATGGATGAAATAGATCGATTACCTGATCCAGTAGGCTATCGTATTTTAATTAAAATGTGGAAAATGTCAGAGATGACAGAGGGTGGTATTGCTTTATCAGAACAAACTTTAGAAACATCTGAAATGACATCTGTTGTCGGTTACGTCATAAAGATGGGAGACATGTGCTACAAAGATAAAGAAAAGTTTGTTAAGCCTTGGTGTAAAGAGGGTCAGTTTGTAGTTATAGGTCGCTATGCTGGAGCTAGATTTAAAACCAAGTTTGGAGAACATAGAATCATTAATGACGATGAAATAATAGGAACCATTCAAAAACCCGAGGACATCCTCGCACTATTTTAGGAGTAAAATATGTCAGAAGCACAAGTAAATGAAGTAGAATTAGACACTGATGAAGTAGANGAAAGTTCAATAGAACTTGAAGAGACTTCTAATAACAGTGAGGAGCCCGCAGCGACTCCACAAGTAGATTTAGGCTACACAGATCCGGTTAATAATGAAAAAGCAGAAATTGTAAAGGAAGAAGCACCTGCAGAAGATAACTTACAAGATGTGTCTGAAAAGACACAAAAAAGAATTGATAAGTTAACTCGTAAAATGAGGGAAGCTGAAAGAAGAGAAAAGGCAGCTTTAGATTACGCTAAAGGTTTACAAGCAAAGTATGCTGATGTAGAAAAAAACCAAGTAAGTAGCGAAGAGACCTTTTTAAAAGAGTTTGATGCTCGAGTCGAGGCTCAAACTAGTCAGGCTAAACTTAAATTACAAGAGGCTGTTGATGCTCAAGACAGTGAAAAAATGGTTGAAGCTCAAAGTGAGNTAACTCGACTGGCTGTTGAAAAAGAAAAAGGTAGAATTAAATTAGAGCAAACTGAACAAAGGAAAGTTCAGTTAGAGCAACAACCTGAAGAGGTTCCTGTTGCTCAACCGAGTCCTAAAGCTAAAGTATGGGCTGAAGATAACCCATGGTTCGGCACCGATGATGTAATGACGGATGCTGCGTTTAATATACATAAACGTTTAATTGAGACTGAGGGGTTTACAGTAGACTCTGATGAGTATTACAATGAAATAAATAAACGAATGAAGGATTATTTTCCTAATAAGTTCGTTGAAGATAAAAAACCCGTTCAAACTGTTGCCTCAGCGGGGCGTAAACAGCAAGGACGCAGAAGCGTGAAACTCACCCGTTCACAAGTAGCGATAGCTAAAAAATTAGGGGTGCCACTAGAAGAATACGCGAAATTCGTGAAGGAGTAGATTATGACTAAAGATACAAGTAAAAAAACCTCACGCGCGACTCAAGAGAGAAAGGAAACTCGTAATAAACCTTGGGCGCCACCATCAAGTCTGGATGCACCACCTGCACCGCAAGGTTATTGCCATAGGTGGATTAGGGTAGAAAGTGTTGGTTTCATGGACACAGGTAATGTTTCTAAAAAACTTAGAGAAGGTTGGGAGTTTGTTAGAGCAGAGGAAGTGAAAAATGAAATTGGAGATCACGAATATCCAGTAATTCATGAGGGCAAATATCAGGGGTTAATCGGGGTTGGAGGCCTTGTGTTGGCAAGGATACCTGAAGAAATTGTAGAGCAGCGCAAGAAGTATTTTATGAACATTACTTCTGATCAAGTAAAAGCCGTTGATCAAGATATTCTAAGGGAGCAACGACCAGAGATGCCTGTTAATATTGACAGACAATCTCGTGTAACTTTTGGTGGTAACAGAAAGTCTTAATTTTTTAGCTTATGTAACCACATTTGTTTAACATTTTTATGGAGTTATTATTATGGCAAACAC